TCGAAGAGCGAGCGCACCAGGCAGGATAGGGAGTGGTCAGCAGCTATCCGTATGTTGCGTGGGGACCAGTGGCTGTATTGGGACAAGCGCGCTAAGCGTTACGGCGACGTGCCTCGAGCTCCACAGCAGGTCCGAGTCACCGTCAACCAGATGATGAACATCGAGCGCAGCATCCTCGCGAGGCTTTCGCTCAACACACCGACCCCTGTCGTCATCCCTGCTAGCGACACTATCGATGACATCACCAAGGCCACAGCGTCAGAGATGGCGCTCAGGTACTTCTGGCTGTCGGACAAGCAGACACGCAAGTGGCAGGAGTGCATCCGTTGGATGGCTCAGACAGGCAACTGTGGGCTGCATACCTATTACGAGCCAGCATACGAGGTTACCAAGGCTGCTGACTCCATGCCTGGAGACGAAGAGCTTGAGGGGCCAAAGCCTGACAAAGTGGTCGGCGGTAAGAAGGTTATGGGTCGCGTTAAGTGTGACATCATTAGCCCTCTGAACATGTTCTACGAGCCCGGAGTTCACTCGCCAGACGAGGCTCGGTGGGTGGCTATTAGGAGCTACTCGACCAAGGCTGAGCTTAAAGACACTTACCCCGACAAAGCCGAGAAGATTGAGCAGCTCTCCTCTACAGCTGGTGAGCACCGATACGCTTTCCAAGAGTACGTTCCAGATGGTCGTCTCGAGGTCTACGAGGTCTATTGGAAAGACGGTCGGCACGCCATTATCTCAGGCGACTTGTATCTTGAGACGGAGTTCAGTGAAGACGTCCGGGATACGTTTCCTGTGCGCCTAGTCCGGTATCACGTTATTGAAGGCGACCTTTGGGGCCAGGGACCAATGGTCCAGATCGCCGACCTTCAGCAGCTGTATAACCGGACTAGGACACAGATTCACGCAAACGTGCGCTTGATGGGCAACCCTCCCTGGCTCATCCCTCGCACAGCTGACGTCCGCAAGGGCACCATCATGAATAAGCCTGGCGGTGTGATTAGATTTACACCTGGCGGTGGAGCCCCAAGCCCAGCAGCGCCACAGCAGCTACCAGCGCATGTGGTGCGGGAACCCGCTCTTCTGCGAGAAGAGATGAGCGATGTTGCGGGTGCACACGGGGCCACCCTAGGACGTAGAGAGGCCGGTGTTAAGAGTGGTGTGCATGCGCGAACGCTTACTCAGCAGGACTCTGCACAGTTACTGGCAACTCAGCAGGAGATTGTTGCTGCGGTAGAAGACACCATGCTCACTGTGCTCATGCTTATGAAGCGGCACTACACTGAGCGCCGTGTCATTAAGATGCTTGACGTCGCCGGGGTGCCTGCGTGGAAGGCCATCTCTAACACTGACATTGTTGACAACCCTGAGATTTACATCGACGGGAACACACTCTTCAAGCTCGACGCGGCTAACCGCGAGTCTCGAGTCCTTGAGATGACGCAGCTTGGCCTTATGACGCCAGAAGAGGCTCGAGATGCCATTAGCTTCCGCACCTTCGACAAGCGCATCACCGAAGAGTTTATCCAGATAAGCCACTTTAAGGACATGCTCCAGGCAGTCATTATGGGTGGCAAGATTGAGGTGTTACCGACAGATAACCTCGAGGCCTTTACCAAGGTCTTTACTGAGTTTGTCCAGTCGACTGCGTATTACGACTTACCCCCTGAAACGCAGAACTACATCGCTCAGCTTATTGTCGATGTGAACATGTTTGGTACACCAGAGGCTCAGTGGCAGGCAGCGTCAGACATAAAGACCGTCTCTCCGCACCAGCCACCAAAACAAACCGCGCCTCAGATGATGCCAGCGGCTCAGGCTGCTCCAGCTATGGACCCCATGCAGCAGACGCCAATGCCTACAGAAGGGCAGAACTTGCCTGGTCTTCCTAGCGCAATATCGTCCATGCAGGGAGGTGGGGGATGACAGTCGAAGAGGTTGCCGCGCTTTTCCGGGTGTACATGGATGAGCCAGACCAGACGTTCGTCAGTGACGCGCAGATGGTCATTTGGCTCACGAGCGCATACGACGACTTTAGAGCCTTGGTCACAGAGATGGACCCGCAGATATACTCAAGGCAGCAGGTTTACTCGCTGTCTAACGCGCGTCTGCTTGACCTTGCCACATCAGCGCCAGCCATCTTGGGCTCTACCGCAGCAGCGGGCACAAGGCTTTACCAGCTTGTAAACATCTATTCTATCGAAAGCGCAGCACAGCCAAACAACATCGTTGAGAACTTGCAGCCGTCTTTGTCGGTGACCAGCACATACGATTCGCGCGCTAACTACACACTGCGCGGGACGGAGCTTGTCTTCCCTGAAGCGGTAACGATGGATATCAGGATTGACTACATCCCTGAGCCAAACGTCACATGGTCTAACGCAGGCGGCGCAGGCACGACCTACATCGACGACCTAAACAGGTTTCATGACATCATCGCTATGCTGGCCTACTTGCAGTACGCGATTGTAGATGTCGCACCGAACAACGAGTTAAACGGCCAACTTGCTCGGCGCATTGAGCAGCTAAGAACGTACCTTGAGGGGCGTGCTGGCGGCATTGTGGAGCGCGTCGTTGACGTAAGGTGGATGTAGATGGCGGTTAAGTACGACGAGGTCGAAGTCCTCGGCGGCGGCATTAGAAGCGACCGACCATCCAAGGGCAGCTTTGCTTTAAACCTAGTGCGCAGGCATGGCGCTTGGGAGGTGAGGCAAGGCTTTGGTCAGCTTGCCCAGTTTGACACGCGCATAACGCACAACATAAGTGGCGCGAGCACCTCTTGGGGATACCAGAAGCACCTCGGCAGCTACATCATGCAGACCGACTTTGGGCACGAGCAAATACTTAGTGTTTTCAAGGCCAGGATATACTCATCTGAGGTCAGCAATGAGCGAGCTCAAATAGCCAACGTGTACGTGGTTAGTATCTATGACACAACCACTCGAGAGCGATGGGAAGAGCCGCTGTATCGGCACACGTCAGAGTCTGGCTTTGTTAAAGAGGACAACGACCAGCGCAAGGGTCACTACGAAACCAATAGGGATAAAGACTTTCAGGCGTGGGTAGTCGCAACCTCTGAGGAAAACTTTCAGTTCACAGAGATTGGAGACACGGTTTACTTTGGCTCTCCAGCTACGCAGCTGTACGCATATACGCCGTGTACGTTTAGGGGCTCACGGCGAAGATTCGTGTCCGGTGCACACCCGCACTCTTGGTGTCCTCCGTACTCAGAGTCCTCTATGATCTGGAGGGTTAAGCCCTCTCAAGGCGCAGACACAGACGCATATGAGTACAGGACGTCGGCTGGCATACCTTCTCCGCAAGCGCTTATCTCTTGGGACAGCAGGCTTGTTATCGCTGGCAACCAAAGGGAAGTCTTCTTTTCGCAGCCGTACACCCCCACTGCGTACATAGACTTTGATTACATAGTTGTGCCTACTGAGCAGTCTATTACGGCTATGGCCCCTATGGGCCAGAGCATCTACATCTTTACTGAGACTGAGACGTTCTTCTACCAGCCAGCCAGCAGAACCGGAGACCCTATCTCCTCACAGGGCATGGCCCCTGTACTGGTTTCAGACACCATCGGGTGTGTGTCTCAGTCATGTGTAACTAAAACAGATAACGCTGTTATGTGGCTTGGAAGCACAGGCGTACACGTCTCTGGCAGCCCCATGCAGATTGAGACAATCTCGGGGCCGATAGCGCCACTGTTCACTGACTTTATCACCGACCCTATGACGACGTTTTTCACAACGGTGACGGCAGAGACGGGCTCTATCAACACTAGCCTACCGCAGCGCAACAGTGTCATTAAGCCCAACCTCGATGGCGCTTCGATGACTTACAGTGAGAAGCTCTCCGCGCTCTTTGTCACGCTTCCAGATGAGCGGCTAAGTCTGTGCTACTCGGAGGGCCAGTGGTCTGTGTGGACTTATGAGTCCAACACTGGTGGCCATGCAGCGTTGCCCGATGTCGGTGCAGAGAAGAACATCGAGCGCCCGTGGCTGCTGTGTAGAGACCAAAGCTTCTATCTCGTGGGCTCATTGCAGACCCAAGCGTTTGCAGACGAAGCAAGGTTTGCAAGCGGCGGTGATGTTAACGACGACTCAACATCGCGCTCTGCGTACCTGCTTGAGTATGGGCGTGGCGGCGCGATCGACAGAAGCATAGATGACGAAGACGAGAGGGGTCTTGCTG